GCAGTTGTTGCGGTAGCCGCATTTCCTCCAATGGATAAACCGCTTGCAGTGCCCGTTAAACTTGTTCCAGGGCCGCTAAATTCAGTTGAGGCGGTGATAGTGCTTCCACCGACTGTAGAGCCGCTAATCGGCGTTCCTGTGATCGTGCCGCCCGTGATTGCCACATTGTTGGCGTTTTGGGTGGACATTGTGCCCAGCCCCGAAACTTGCGTGTTTGCAATGGCAATAGTTGTGTTTGTTGCGCTGGTGATCTGCCCTTGAGCGTTTACCGCCACAACAGGAACAATTGAAGCAGAACCGTAGGTTGCCGCCGTAACTCCAGTATTGGTAATGGAAAACGTGTTTCCAGCAAGGGTTAACCCTGTGCCTGCGGTGTACGAACCAGCGGAATTAAATTGCGTCCACGTTATTGCGGTAACGCCAATCGTGCCGGTCTTGCTTGAAGTGCAGACCCATCCGGTTGTGGCCTGGCTTCCGTAAAGAACAAGGGTATATGCGCCTTGAACCTCTGACCATGTATCCATTTGCGGGGAACGTGTCCACGCTGTTGCCGATACAACATAAAGGCCATTTTCAGCGGCAGCACCTTGATTTTTTACTAAAACCAAGTCTCCAGCAACAAGGGAAACGGTGTCAATTGTCTGAAGTCCTGACAACGTGATGTTTACGGTTGTTCCCGCTTGGCAGGCGTTTTTTGGATTTAACCCTTGGACAATCGCATCAGCGTATGCTTTATTGACAATATCGTTTGCGCTTGCTGGGGCGGTTGAAATCGTGCCCGTTGTGGTCGCAATATTGGTAAACACGCCGGTTGAAGGCGTTGTCGCTCCAATTGTCGTGCTGTTAATCGTGCTGTTTGTGATGTTTAAGCCCGATTGATCTGGGCTAATTGTTGCGGAAAATGGCTGACCCTGCCCAATAAACGTATTGAATGAATTATCCAAATTAAACAGAGCCTGCACGGGCAGGATGTTTTGGTCTACTGTTTTAGCAGGGTCAGACATATTAACTTTGATTCCCGACAGGTGTTACATACACAAGTGAAGGGCCAGCACCAGCGCCAATCATGCGAACATAAAAGGGTATGGTAGGGCAAGCCAATACAACAGGGGTTGTCATCAACGGAGGAAGCAAAAAGTCGCCAGGTGTACCAGACACCGGCAACACAGCAGCGCCCACATTGGCATCACCTAATTTAACCGCAACGGCGACTGCGCCGGTGTTTAGAAACGATGCAAAATTAACTTGATCGTTTACTTGGTCATTAATGATGGTTGCCGATGTTGACGATGCTGTCACAGATACAGCGGTTGTTTGACCAACCACTCGCAGGACAGTCGTATTAGACATATTAGACCGCCGTTACAGGCAATGGGCCTTCCGCACGAACGATTTGGATTACATACGTTCCTGCGACTGGTGTTGCGCTTGCAGCGGTAGCATTCAAAAACTGCAAAGACAAAACGTTTGCGGTGTAGCAATCTGCTTCACCAGGCGTTATTCCTGCGGTTTGGGCAGAAGTTGCACCAATTACCAAAACAATGTCTGTAGTTTGCAGGCCAGGCACCGTAAACGTCTGAACGGCGCTGGTATAAGAAGCAACCGCAGCAGGGGTAAGGGAAGGGCCAATGTAAAAGGTTTCGTGGGAATTGCCACGGGTGACTGTCGTAGAGGACATTTTGATTTCCTTTGTAAAGGTGTTTAAATTGTAACGAAAAAAGGCCACCCCCTCTCAGAGATGGCCCCTTTTCTTTTACATCAGTTTAGAACGGTACGCTGAAGTCGTAGCCGTAAACGTATACGTCAAACGTAGCGCCAGCGACTGCGGTAGTCAGTCCAGCGGTTACGTTCAAGTACAGGTTTTGAACGGTTGTAGCGGTGGTCGATGCCGTAGGAGCAACCAAAGAAGCGCCTTGAGGAGTGCTCAAGTTTGCCGCAGTAATTGCACCGTACAGGCTAGAACCACCGGAAGTCGTAGCGACACCCATAGCCAAACCAGTAGGCGTTACAGAAGCGCCTGCGTTGTTCAGATTGGTGACAATCAGACTTTGGGGGAGAAACACGCTTGAGTTAGCCACTTGCATAGCGTAATTGCCAGTTCCATTGGCGGTTACGTTTTTGATAGTAGCAATAAGACGCAATGCTTGCGTGGTCAATACATTTTGTGGATGAATTGTGGTTGTTGATGCTGGGCCTGGATTTGCCATGATAAGTTTCCTTTAATAAAGTTAATGAACGGGGAGGATTTCTCCCCCCCTGTCCAATTAGGAGGCGATACGGCAGGCCAACTCGGGATAGAGTGGAGCCCAGCCATAAAGAACGTCAAGACGGGTAGGAATCGAGTCGTTGTTGATGGTGTACTGACGCACAACACGCATAGACAGACCGATTTCCTTATCGCTTGCACGACCAGCAAAGTGAACGCCATCAGGCAGTTCCAAGTCAGCGACTGCAAGAGTAAACGCATTGCGGTGCATCATCATATTTTGCGGGGAAGCCACGCCGGTGTTGTTAAACGCCGTAATGTTTTGCGAACCGCTAGAAGTGATGCTGACGTTTTGGAATTGACCAGCGGTAATGATAGCGGGGCTAACTTGTACCGATGTTGCGCCAGTTCCGACAGAAGTCGTAGCCATCACAACAAAGTTACGCAGTTTGCCGTAAGACTGACGATTCTGTGGGTTGACTGCGAACACGCCAGGGATGGTGAACACGTCACCAGCATTGAGCGTAGAGGCAGACGATGCAGCCAAAGAAATTGTCGAGAATTGCGACCAACCAGAAGTCAGGAAGCCGGTGCCGGTGGTTACGTTGATTGCAATAGTGTTTGCGCTCCACGAACCAAAGGTTTGGCTAACAACGTTCTGATCCAGTTTCCAGTTGCATCCAGCCGAATCACGACCCATCAAACCCTTGCGATACTGTTCGCCGATGGCTTCTTGGGGCACAAATAGACCCTTGAGGCTGTCAACGATAGTTGCAGAGGTAAACGGCTCAATGATGACCGAACGGCGACCGTCACGGGGAGCGCCTTCGCTGTCCAAGTATGCGCCAGCGGTCAGATAAGTAATCAGACCAGTGGGAGGCGTACCGGCAGTTCCAACGATGTTCGCGGTGTTCAGATTAGCCATAACCATACCATCGCGGTCAATCTTATTGGCGATTGCAGCAACAGCGGGTTTCAGCACACGATCCGAGAACATATCCAGCGACAGAGCCAAGTCCTGAGTAGTGAACTGGGTATCAACGTGGAACTGAGTGGACAAGGTAACAGGCACCGATGTTTCGTTGAAATCTTCAACGTTCAAGGCGGGGCCAGTTGTACCGATGAAACGACCAGGTTTACGGACGTTCACGGTGTTACCGATTTTCGCACCAACAACGGCAAATTGGTCGTCATAGTTGCGATCTACTTCAGAAGTGAAGGTAAGTTCGTTCTCCAAGACCATCAGCGCTTCGTTGGTGATCTTGGAAATAGTTAGCAAATTGTTTGCCATGATTTTTCCTTAAAAATAAAAACTATCGAATTCGACCAGCCTTACGAGCCGCTTTCCACGCTTGGTAACTTCCGTGAAACTGACCGTCTGAGCCAATTTCTACTTGGTTAGCGTTTCCAGCATTCCGAATCGGGCTGATCGGTGGTGGTGCTTTACTCTTACCGACAGGATTACTCTGCTTAGTCTCAGGTTGCTTCTCAAACTTCGCTTCCAACTTTCCAATCTCGCGTAGCGCAGCAAATGGCGACATTGAGGCTATCTTCTTTGCAAGATCGTCCTCTTTGGCTAAGTGGTATAGGATTTGTGGGCCTACGTCACTTTCCAAAATGGCATCACGAATGGGGTCGCTTACCGCAACACCACTTGAGGCCACCATGTCATCAAAATCGGGAATATCGGCCTTCGCTGTTGCAACTTTCTGCGCCCAGGTAGAAATTACTTTCTGCCGCGCTTCGTCTGCCCTGCGCTCCACATCTTCACGATCTCGCCTAACCAATGCCTGCTCAGCCGACCAGTCCGCTAATGCCTCTGCATATTCAAAGGCGTCAGTAAACTGACTTGGCTGAGGCTTTTCGTCAACCGCTTTAGCCTGTTGGGGCTGTTGCTGCTGCTTAAAAGCCGCTAACTCAGCTTCCAGCTTTTGCCTTGCTTCACGTTCCTGCGCCGCTTCTTGGCGGGCCTGTTCGCGCTGCTTGGTTATCTCTGAAAACCGCTTTTCGAGTTTCGGATTTTGTTTCCGTTCCTCTGTCGGTTTCGCTTCCTTTTCTGCTCCTGATTCACTCCCATCATCGCTTTCTGTCGGCTCTGAAGGAGAATCCTCAACTTCAGCCTCGGCAGGCGCTTGATCGGCTAAACCCATTCGGTTTGCATAAAATTCCGCTGCATTCTCGCTGGTCAAAACTTGACCGGCTTCTTTTTCACTTGACATAGGTTTCCCTAAGATTTTTACCCAATTAAAACCTAATTGGTAAGGTTGTGTGGTTTATACCACAAATTTAAGATTTTGGATCATAATTTCTAACAACTTGATCGTGATTAAAAATTGCTGTTCCAAGGTCTTTAAAAGAATTAAATTCTATTCCGTGATAACCAGCTTTTTTTGCTTTTTCTAAAGCATCTTGAGATGCAGTTTTAAGATTTTCACCTGACTTCATTGTGTTAATTAATTTTCCTGTGCGTCTTTGCGTTAATTTTGCAAACTCTCTTGTTCCTTCTTTAAGAATTTTTGCATTAGGATGTAATCCTATTGTTTCAATTTTTCCATCAGAACCAGCATAAGATTTAGCAACTTCATGGTGGGGAGTAATCCATAATTCGCCCTCTCCGATGCCACCTTTCATTTTTTCAGTTGAGCCAGTTGTTCCCCTGTAATAAATTTTATGTTTTTCAGGTTTAAGGCCCATTTTTTTAGCATCATACTCAGACTTGTTTTCTGATGTAACTATTTCGCGGGCCATTAGATTGCCCTTTCTGTAGTTTCGGAAGATGCTTCACGCAAAGCACGGCGGTCAAGTTCAGCAAGCATTAGGGCCACTTCGGCCTTCATGCGCTCAATTTCCTTTTGGGTTTCGGTTTTAATCACAGTTTCATGGGCAGATGCTTCCATTTTCATTTCCATTTCCTTGTGACGTTCGGCGTTTGTCAATTCAAGTTCGTGGGCGCGGTTTGTCTCTTTAATCAAAACGCGTTTGGTTTCGGCATCCTGCTTGACCTGCTCAATGTCTTGGCGCTGCTTGATGACCATTTGCAATTGTTGTAATTGCTGCTGCATCTGCTGCATTTGGGCCTCATTTGCCTTGAGTTGCATCTGAACTTGGGGCGGTACGGGCGATTTATCGTCAATCTGCGACATGGGATTAGACGCTGCAAGCCGGTCGGCAATAACGTCTGCGCCAGGGAAATCCATGTTTCGGAACACCAAATCGCCTGCAACTTTAAACAATTCGGGGTTGCCGTTTACCAATGGCATCATGGCATCTACTGCCGCTTGGCGCTTGGAATTAAAGCCTGGGCCGGTGTCCATAACCACATCGTATTGGCCCACAGTCATGTCGTGCATGACCTTAAACACGCCTTCTGCGTCTTGACTGGCCTTATTGATTTCCACCAAATCAGGCTTCCCATCGTCACCAATGATTCGCATAACCCGCTGAGAATCGTAAATGTGCGGAATCAAATCAAGGATGATTTTGCCGGTTTGGGCAATTGACTTTGTAAGGTTGTCGTAAAAGTCAAAGTTGGTAAGGTCAACTTGTTGTTGCTGACCGTTCAGCGCCTTGCCTGAAATATTGCCTGGAAGTTGCTGAGATGGGTCGTAAATGCCCATCAGGGTAGCAATGTCGGTGTTTATCCCTGCCGCTGCTGCCATGACACCGGCAGGCGGTGGCTCGGGCTGGAGGCGTTGCGGAGGCGGCGCGGTATTTCCATCAATGTCGGTTTGCTTGTAGCGCAGCAAGGGGAATGACTTAACGTTAGCCGCTGCCCATTCGCTTTCATGGCCTTCGTCTTGACCTTCTGCCATGATCCACTTGGCCTTGGGAGCCAGCGCGACAGATTCCGTGATGGTTGTCTGCCAGAAGTTGTACATCCGCTGGGCATCCTTGGCGTGACGCACCATGCCAAACTTGTGGCGCTTGTCTCCAATGACAACGTGCCGCCCGTAAACAGGAACCACGGGGATATAAGTGCCAGGCCAATCGCGTTCCTCAATGACTTCGACTGCGGTAAGTTTCTTCCACTTGATTGTTCGCTTGAAGGATGCACGTTCACCAATGATTTGAATGCCTGCCGCCTCAAGACGGGCGCGGAAATCCTTACCTTCAGCAAATTTGGACGTTCCATCGCTTAGTTGGTACAGGGTTGCCGATTCCCGTTTAACGTAGAAATACTCGGCAATGCGTATATCTTCCTTGGTAATCCATTCGGATTGACTGTCACCCGTGCCCCGTTGGGTAAAAGACGTTCCATCGTCATTGTTGGGGTAAAGTTTGCGGAACTTGGCCTTGCTCATCATGGTGGTGATAAGGCAGCGCTCTGCGTCCGAACCATCTACACGCTCGGAATTGGGGTCAAAGTAGACGGTAAAAGGATTAGGGATCGCGTCAATGTAGATTTCTTGATCGAAAGAATCTTCTTTGACGTAATCGGTTGTTACCCGCCAAAAGCCCCAACCCATCCGCACGGCATGGTCAAAACCTGTATCGTAGGCGTTGTCAGCGTTGGAATTGACCTCGATGTGGCGGCACATTCCTTCAATTACGTCTGCGGTTTTAACGTCCGCTTCGTTGTTTGTGGCGTGAACCTTGATGCGGGGGCGTTGCTGGCGCTGCTGATTGGTGACTTGGCGGCAGTATCCGTCCAATTTGTTAATCGTCAGGACAGGGCGCGATTCAAGGTTGCGGGAGTTTTGCAGTTCAACGGGCCATTGGTCACCATTGACAAACTTTAAATCCTCCAAACCTTCTTGGCGATTCATCGTGTCTGCATCGTTGCAGAGTTTGAGGAAGTCAATCGCTTCGTCAATAATTGGGTCAATATCCATTTAGGCCATCCATGACTGTGGTGCGTTGTAGGTCGGTTTCGCTACCCGTTTTTTCGGCTCATTGACAACTAGCCCTAACATTCTGAACGCATCAGCCCCGTGCGAATATTCATTGTGCATGGGGTTTTTGCTGAACATCTTTGTTTCAGGGTCAACGTCAAACCGATAATGTCGCAAACATTGTAGCCCATCCGCGCAATTTTCCCTATCAAACCAGCAATTTCTGAAAAGCGTCCTTGCAGCGTTAATGCTATCAGGAATCGGCGTTCTTGGGATAATTTTGGTTTTGTAGCCTGCTGCCCGCACAATTTGGTCAATAGAACGCCCTGCCGCTGCGAGGGTTTTGTTCTCTGCATCGTGTGGCAGCCATAGTGTATCGTAGACGTAGCCGTAGGTTTGCATCTTGGCTAAGTAATCGGAAATCGTCCTTTGGCTGTCCTCATGGTAGCGAATCAGGCGGGTTTCCATGCCGATGAACTGCACAAACCATATTGCCGTGGCATCCGACCAGCCCAAGTCAAACACCGCATGGACAGGCTTGGTGGCATCATAGGCGACTTTGGTGATCCGCTCCTCAAGGTCTGCCATCTGCATTTCGCGGGCAAATACGGCCCCATCCACGGTTTGGCGGCAGATTCCTTCCCAGACGGTGTTATATGCCTCCATGTCCCTGTCGCGCAGGGAATTTTTCTCAATTTCCAGCGTCTCGGGGAACCAGGGGTTGTCCGACCAGTTGATTTTCTGCACCACAGCATTGGCAGGCGGGTGCAACACAAAGCGCTGATATGTCTCATCGGTCTCCAACTCAGGGTTGAAAGTAATCCATATCTCGGAATCCTGCTTACGAATGGTAGGAATCAAGACGTTCCACGACAACCGGCTGGTCGTTTGGGCTTCTTCCACCCAGCAAATGTCTACGCCTTCGTAGGATTTGACGTTTGCCACATTGTTTTTGAGACCAACAAAAGAGAATTCCGTCCCATTTTTGCCCCGCAAACTGCTTTGGGTGATCTCATAAAACCCGTCTAGCCGTAAATCAATGATCTGGTCGCACAGCAGTTTGTGGACAGAATCCCGTATAGAAGTCTGAAATTCACGGGCGCAAAGGATGCGTAATGGCCTTTGAGCGCCTTTAATCAGCAGCGCCCTTGCTACCCCCCAAGACTTAGCGCCGCCCCGTCCACCGTACAGGATTCGATATCTTTGCTTCTCAGGCTGGAACAAGCATTGCAGTTTCTGCGGGAACTGCGCGTTGGCGATTTGGCCTTGAACTTCACTCATTGGGCTTTACAAAAGACACTTGGATGCCTTGTAACGGCTCCCCGTCTGCGCCGGTTAATTCGTTTTTAACCGTTTCAGACCAGCGCATTTGAGCCTTTGTCCACCATATTAGGCTGGAAGTGTCGCCCGATATAGCCTTGGAATACAGCGTTTTGGCAATCTGCCCGTTGGCTTTAGCCTTGCCCATGTCCAATTCTGCGCGGTAATGCTTGCGCAGCGTTTTATCGTCAATCCCGACCAGGATGGCGATCTGTTCGTGAGGCAAGCCTAACCCACTACTGGATTCAACCAGTTTGCGAGTTTGATCGTTAACTACGTGCGTAAGCATTTTATAAAGGGGAAATGTGCTGAAATTTTAGGCAATCTCGGCAGATTCTGTCAATAAAACGGCTTTTTTGCCTGTGAAGTCTTCCCAACGCTTAACAATTGCATCACAATAACCAGCATCTTGTTCCATTAAATATGAACGCATATTGTTTTTTTCACAAGAAATAGCAATTGTTCCACTGCCCGCAAACAAATCTAACACCGCACCTTTTTCGGGTACTTTCAGATATTCAATTGAAAAATCCATAATTTCTACAGGTTTTTGTGTTGGATGAATACTTCCTTTTAATTTATTGCGATTGATTGTCTTGCTTCGTAATGGCTTATCTTCGGTTGTCCATGCTAATTCACCATCAGACATTGTTAAGCCATCTTGACCCTTACTCCAATATAGCCAACCACGTGTAGCGGGTAACAAATCAGAAAAATAATTGCCGCCCCAAATTACAGCAGGAACATTCATGGCAACAATCCAATTAAACATTCCTGCGTCTGGTCTTTCAGCATCCCAATGCTTTTTTTCGTGGTATTTGCGATTGTGTTTAGGATTGGGATTTGTTGATTTTTTCTGACCATCAATACCAATTCCATAAGGCGGGTCAGTAACTATTGCATTTGGATATACGCCATCAAGCAATTTATCAATATCAGCAACGCTATTGCTATCCCCGCACATAAGCCTGTGGTTGCCCAACTGGTAAATGTCGCCCAGCTTAGTCTTTGGTTTTTCAGGCACTTCCGGCACGGCATCCTCGTCCGTCAATCCTTCCACAACCTCCGGCTCAAGCAAGGCGGCTAACTCTTTTGGGTCAAAACCCAGCATTTCGAGCGCAAAACCGTCTGCCAAGAGTTCGTTTAACTCAATGGTTAGCATCTCATTGTCCCACCCAGCATTAAGCGCCAGGCGGTTGTCGGCAATGATGTAAGCCTTCTTTTGGGTTTCTGTCAGGTCTGCCAGTTCTATGGTTGGAACTTCGGTATATCCCAACTTGCGGGCGGCTAATAGCCTGCCGTGGCCTGCAATGATGCCGTTTGTCCCATCCACCAATATCGGGTTAGTCCAGCCAAATTCCTTAATGCTTGCCGCGATCTGAGCCACTTGTTCGTCTGAGTGGGTGCGGCTGTTGTTTACATAAGGGATTAGTTCTGTGACCTTTTTTTGGGTAATTTTCACTTTTTCTTTGCCTTTTTCTCGGCTTCCCGCTTCTCAGCGTAGGCAATTGCCACGGCTTGCTTCACGGGTTTACCGGCTTTTACCTCGGTTTTGATGTTTTCCTTGAAAGCCTTGGGGCTTGCTGATTTTTTAAGCATTTTCCACCACCGCGCAAATGTCAGCCTCTTGGATTACCTGGTAGTCCTGCCCGTCAAAGCGATGGGTGGGCCAGTTCAGATAGTCGCCGTTGCCGTACTTTATGAAATCCCCGACTTTCACTTCATAAACGTCAGGGCCGCAAGCAACAATTGTGCCTTCGTTAAAAGGCTCTTTGTTGTTGACAATGATGATATCAGATAGGTTTCTGACCTGTGGTTTGACCACAACACGGTCTTGCAAAGGGATTAAATTCATAGCGCATCCACTTCCGCTAAAAATTTAGGGTCAAGCAATTTGGGCGGCCTGCCACGCTTCTTCGGTTCGGCTTCTGTAGCCGTTACTTTATCTTCGGTTATGGTCATTGTGACCACAATTTGCGCTTTATGCTCTCCACACCATTCGGTTTTATGCCGATTCTGGAATAGGGGAAAACGCCTACATTGACCCATTATTTGATGGTCAACAAAAAAAACACATGAATTACAATTACTATCAGCCATGCCAACTCTCCTTGGTTTGGTTAGGAGGGTGGTTGGGGTTGTTCTCCCCTTCCACCCTCTGCTTTTTAACGGTAGTGCGAACGGTCGTGCGTGTAGCAAACGGCCTCTTTAGAGCCGCCTTTGAGGTCTTTGCTCATGTAGGCATCTTCTTTGCCCATGCCAACGCCACCGACAATCTTTTCACGGCGTTCGCCGGATTTGTCGCTTGCCAATGCGCCCTTGGGCACTTTTTCGCCAGTACGTCCAGATTTGAACGCTTCTTTGTCCATTTTTCCCATGATATTTCCTTGCAAGGTTAACGGGTGACATTACAATGTCGGGGTCATTATAGGAGATTTTGCCACATGGCTACAAATTTTACCCTCAAACGTGAAAAAGCCGTTCACACCATCCCCAAAGTCTACGAAATTGAGCGCGAGCATAAAGCCGAAAAGCGCAAAGTCATGGCCTTGGAAAAGGAATTGAAGGCTCATGAGCGCACCGATGCGGCCCACGCCCATCCTATGCACCGATCTCATGAGCAAAAGAGTGCCCCGCTTCCGTCCATGCGGAAATAGGCACTTTGTCAGGCCACTTTCGGGTGGTCAACAGGATTAGGACGGTACGCTGGTGGGCTTTCATCCACATTTCTTGCCGTTCGTCCTTGCTCATGTCCGCGCCTTGGTCTAGTGCGGAATGACAGGCAAAGCACAGGCTAGCGACTAGGTTATCGTCTGCTTTGACTGCTTTACCCTTGCCGCCTCCCCAGTTTATGTGTGCGGCGCAGACCGTTCCATCCTCAATTCCACAATGTTGGCAGGCAATTGTGCGGCAGGCTTCTAACAAAGCCTTTGATCTGACGTATTTACGCTTCGGAAAAAGCACGGAACTTTACCCCTTGTTCTGTACCAAATGCCGTAGATAGTTCAATCAACTCGGTCATCTCGGCAACGGTCATCTTGCTTGTTCTTGCCCCAATGATGACGAATCCACCGTCAATGCCAGGCACAACCTTTTGTCTTTTAAGGGCGGCGGTCAAAACGTCTTTCCATTCTTCCTTGTGAAGTTTTTGACCATACCACACCACTTGATTGGCAATGTCCTCAAGGTTTGCCCACATCATGCGGTTTTGTTCAAGGCTTCTCATCTATTACCCTTAAGACGTTTAAAGCCGCTTCTGGCCCGTCAACCCTTGATAAAGGCCCGCCGTACCAATTCTCGAAAAACTTGTCCTGTAAGGCCGTTAAACGCTTTTTAGGGCCATCTTTGACTTCCATCAGGATTGTCCATCCTTTGTAGCCGACCAAAAGATCAACAGGTAGGCCAAGAATCCACACGTTTGCCCCTGCCGCCCGTAGTGCGCTGACTATCTGCGCCTGGTTAGCGTCAACCCTTGCTGCGCGTCTCATGCCGCACCCCATTGCTGGGCCATCGCCTTGGCTATGCCTTTGTAGGTTGTTGATCTAAGTTTCCATCGCAACGGGCTGGGCGGCATTTTGTGAATTCTGTCGCTTCTTCCGTCAACAATATTTGTCGGCATTAAATTTGGCAGATTTTTAAGCCAAAGACAAGTTGACTTGGTTTCACCATGCCCAAATTGCCAAGGCTGGATAATTTGATCTGGCTTACGGATTTTGCTGCTGATAATGCTTATTGGGTTTTCTATGGCAATTTGGTTTATTGGCGCATCCATCAATGCTTGGACAAACGCCAATGCCTCATCTTGCACACCACTTGCCTTCTTAGCCGCAAAATGTCGCGCTCCTGATACCGCCAAATGAGTGCATGGTGGGTGGGCAATCATTATGTCCCAGCCATCGTTAATTACGTCAAACACATTGCCTTGGAAATGCGGGCCTTCCGCATCTGTGGGAAGCAAGTCACAACTCATTGCGTCATGTCCTAAAGCAATAAACGCATCTCGAACCGTTCCAGAATATTCACAAGCAACCAAAACTTTAGCCATTTTTCATTTGCTCCAGTATGTAATCTTTAATTCCCTTGTACAAATCCTCTTTGTCCAATTCCTTGACCCGCCGCCATGCGTAGTCTTTTGCTCCAGGCATCCGGCACAGGGTAAGGTAATGGGCAAACATCTTGTCGCGGGCCTCATCAGGATGCCAGGGCATCGCGGGCCATCTGTACAACCGCCACGGGCTTTTTCCTGCCAGCAGCGTATTCATCCAAAATTTTCCGCGCCCAGGCTTTTGAATCAACCCCTGGCCCCATCCTCAAAGGCGCAAGTTTTGCCAATTCCTGCTTTACACGCTCTGGGTCGGCGGCTGGCTCGGGCAAAGCCAAAGGTTTGACAATCGGCGCTTGCATACACAAATTCTTGAACTGGACAAGGTTTGGCGGGCGCTCGGGTAGGTGTTCTAGGGCATAGGAAATTGACATCATGGCCTCTTTGGATTTCAGAAACCCCGACAATTCGTGCATCCAAAACGACTTTATTTCGTTTAGCGGGGCGCTTCCCAGCGAGTTATCCCATGCGTTCCCGTAAGTCATGGACAGTCGTTCAAAGAGTCGATCAATGGGTTGTGTCATCTTCAATCTCCAAAAATGGTGAATATTCGGACGTTCTGCCTGTCATGGCCTCCCATCGCTTGCGCTTGAAATCGTATTCCTTCTCGGCAAAGGATTTCTGCCCTGCATCCTTGTCTTTCAGCCATTCAGCCTTAAACCCTGTCCATCCCCTTGCACAACAGGTTTCTAGGGCGGCTTGGAGGCTTATCCCTGCTTTACCGGCTTCCTTGATGATGCCGTTCAAAGCGGTTTGGGTTACGGCGGCTTTCTTGGCCTTGCGTAAAGTTAACCAATCCTGCCAAACAATGTCCGTCACACCGTCAGGTGGGGCGACTGTATTATTCTTTGGTTTATGGTTATTGGTTATTGGTTCTTGGTTAATGGTTGCTATTGGGGTAGCAGTAGGGAGGGGAATGGGGGGGCTATCGGGAGGGGATTGCCAACGCTTTGCGGCACCACGCTTTCCAGCGTCCACCATCTCTCTGTACTTGGCTATTTCAGCGTCTGCCCGAGGGCTAACAAAACCATTTTCTGTACTGACAAAAAACTCGTCCAAGACGCTTAAAACCTCTTGTTCGTATTCCCGCAAGCCAATCTGCCTGGCAATGTCGCGTTGCCGAATTGGGGTTTCGTGTAGGTAGTAATGATCCAAAAGCCGCCGGTAGGCTATGTCCTCAATCGCATTTAGATGATGCGTGTGGCTCTTGTAGTCACCAATGTGGAATTGGTAGTAGTGCATGGTTTTAACCTTTATCACGGTTGTTATCACATAAAAGAAGCATCGGCAGGACGGTGATAAGTCGTCTTTTCCCCCGCTAAAGGTAGCCGCGCCCTAACTATAACTCAATTTTTCACTTGTGAAGTTGGTGGTTGCTCACATAAAGCAGTGGAACCTGATTTACCTATTGGAACTTCAAGACAACGGCGCTAACCCGTTAAACAACCACCAACACGGCTGGGGACTGCATCTTGCGATAGGCTCCGTGCGCTCTCGGTTGACTACCAGCCTGTACCTTGTCCGAGGGTATCAATCCCCATGCGTGTAAGTTGTTGGTGTCCCAATCGCCAGCAGGGTGCTTCCCTCTGGCCGGAGCGTGGGTGGGTTGTATCAGCCGCAAAGCCCTCACGATGCGACATAGCCAAAGCGTCCCTTGGCGATTTCCCGTTTCCACCAACACGGCTGGAGACTGAATCTCATGCAACGGGCATCACCCGCTGCTCGGTTGTGAACCGACAATCCCCATGCGTCTTGGCGCTGTAACTTTAACCTACTTTTTGCGCTTCCGCAATCTGCTTCTTGAACTTGTACACCAGCACCTGCTGCCATGATTTAGGCACACCGCGCTGCCGCCAGTTGCTGATGACGTTCTGCTTTACGTCCAGCATATAGGCCAATCTGCCTACCCCGCCAGCCGCTTTGATTGCTATTTCTAGGATTTCCATTCCCCATTATATCACATCCGTGAAGTGTTGTATTAGGGAAACTCCCTATAAAAAAAGTTAAAAAAGACTTGTCAGACTTCACAATTGTGATATAGTTCACCCATGCCCTGAACTTCTCGGGGTCTTTTAAAGGAAACAAAATGAAAAACGCAAACGCAATGACTTACAACGAATTCAAGATTGCTTACACAGCAGCCTTCAATCGCGCCATGTCCTACAAGCCATCCGAGTGCGGCTCTGTGGTGTACGCAGAAAAAATGGCCAACCTTGCCGACGCTTACCCAGAGTTTGCAGAACGCGCCGAAAACGAAACCCTTTCTGCATAAACCAAACGGGGCTTTGGCCCCTCTTTAGGAGTCAACATGAAAGACATAGCACTACTTCAGGCAGAGTACGAAGAAGCCCTCCACCAAGGCTTAATCACTCCCGCAATGATGGCAGAAACAATCAACATCTGCGAATTCTCACTTTACGCCCATTTCCGTCCTGTGCATACCTGGATGCACACCGACTTAGGCGACATTCACCACGAAATACACAACGCAATTGGTTGCGCTGAAGGAGTAACAGCATGAACAAGTACAAAGATTACACACTGGCAGTTTTTATCGGCATTTCCCTTGCATGGGTTTTAGTTTACGGATGGGCACTATGAAAGTTTACAAAGCAATTAACGCCGTTCAGTCTGAACTGGCAATCCTTGGCATCACAAAGAACCGCCGCAATAGCCAAGGCAGCGGTTACAACTTTCGCGGTATAGATGACGTTTACAACGCCATTGCGCCCTTGTTGTCCAAGCACGGATTGTGCATTTTGCCTCGCGTCTTATCGCGTGATTGCATTGAGCGCATCAGCAAATCAGGCGGCGGCTTGTTCTATGTAACCGTAGACGCTGAGTTTGATTTTGTATCCGCAGAAGATGGCAGCAAGCATACGGTTAAAACGTTTGGCGAGGCTATGGATAGCGGCGACAAGGCCACCAACAAGGCAATGTCAGCGGCATACAAATACGCTTGCTTTCAAGCCTTTAGCATTCCCACAGAAGCCGACAACGATGCTGATGCCCACACGCATGAACTTCAGAAATCGGAACCTAACGTAAATGCCATTGAGGAACTGTTAGTAAAAATGGCGACTTGCGCGACCATAGATGAATTAAAACTTGCCTACAACGGGGCTTATGCCTGTTGCGATGGCGACCAGGTGTATCAAGCCAAAGTAATTGCAGTCAAAAACAAACGTTTAAAGGAATTAAAAAATGTCTGATGATATTGAAATAAGGGCTTATCAGGCTTTGGTGCGCGAAGTGGACAACGAAATCAAAGAAGTGGAGGCTCGGTATGACAAAGAGTTTTCACGGGTTTGTATGCTTGTCCATGTTATTGCACAGACAGTTCCAAACCCTAAGTTAGTCATTCAAGAAGTACAAGATCGCTTAAGAAAAGATGGTGACACTGACAATAACTTAGTTCAGTTCTACCGCGAAAACTACGAATTGGTGTAATCATGCTTAAACAAGTAAAACCTTCTTCCACCGAACCAACTTATTACGTTTGCACAAATTGCAACTGGGCTTGGCAATCATTGCAAGAGGCAAATAAACATTCCTGCAATGGAAGCCCACCACCACAACCCGCATTTCAATCATTTACAGGAAACAAAAATGTCGCTTGAACTACCTAACACTTGGCCTGGCTTGATTGAACAAGGCACGGACGATTGGTTTACTGTCCGTCTGGGCAAGGTAACCGCCTCACGGGTTGCTGATCTGATGGCAAAGACCAAAAGCGGTTACTCCACTAGCCGCGACAACTACATGGCTCAACTGGTTTGCGAACGCCTCACCCAAACCAAAGGCGATTCGTTTACCAGCACCGCGATGGAATGGGGCACAACTCAAGAGCCATTTGCCCGTGCAGCGTATGAGGCCAAAACGGGCGCAATGGTTGAGGAAGTAGGCTTTGTACCCCACCCAACAATTGAGTGGGCTGGTGCCTCTCCTGATGGCCTTGTCGGGGACGATGGGCTAGTAGAAATCAAATGCCCAAATACGGCGACCATGATCGACACATTGCTAACCGGCAAAGTGCCTTCCAAGTACAACACGCAAATGCAATTCCAAATGGCTTGCACAGGACGCGCTTATTGCGATTACGTTGTATTCGACCCCAGGATGCCCGCTAAAGCCCAATTGTTTATTAAACGGGTTAACCGCGACAACGCATTTATCAGGGAAATGGAAGGGGAAATCATTAACTTTTTATCAGAAGTAAACGTTCAAATTCAACAACTTAACGCAATCATCGAAAGTAATTAATCATGGCAATCACTAAAGAAATTTCCTGCGTAGTCGGGACGTACACAAACAAGGACGGACAACAAAAGAACCGTTACCAGCGTATTGGGTCAATCATCAACACCAAGAACGGGGAAATGCTCAAGCTGGACGTTGTTCCATTAATGGATGGCGGCTGGTCAGGCTGGGCGTATCTTAACGAACCCAAAGAAAAATTTAAAGGATTGCCAAATGATGACTTTGACACACCATTTTGAGCATCCACGCGCTCGAAACACCGACCCTCTAACCAGTTGGCAAGCCGCAGGGTCGGCAAAAGAACTTGCAAAGCATCACGCAAAAATTATTGTGGAATGCTTGAAAACATACGGGCCATTGGGAAAGGACGGAATTTCCCGCTTTACCAATCTTGAGCCGCATCAAATTGGCAAGCGCTTGCCCGAATTGGAGCGCGAAGGGCTTGTTGGGTTAACTGGCAACACCGTTAAATCAAACACTAACCGCATGGAAAGGGAATGGTATGCGATTTCTGAAATTTTTTAAAGACTACTGGAGAGACTTGACCCCTTTGGAAGTCATCACCCATTCTTTGGCCCAGGCGCATCTTGAGAGGCTTGAATCAGAGAACGCCACCGAGTACGCAAAGGCTTGCCTCCAACTCAGCCTAGCCCGTATTGAGCGCCTTAACGAACGCATGAAGGAATACAAACGTGACTGAAGCAGACAAAAAATACATGGAATCTAAGCAAAAGGATTGGGAGTTTGATGAGCCCGAGCCCAGCGACTACGCGCAGTTTGTGCAGCAGGTCAAGGGCTTGATCGTGTGGGTGATTTTTGTGGTGGGGCTGTCCATGATTTTTGCAGCGGTGGTGATGAAATGAATCAACCACATAAACACGCAGCCCTTATCAAAGCATGGGCAGACGGCGCTGAAATTCAATATTTGCATTCAGAAACAGGGTATCCAGATTGGATAACAATTAGCTCACCTTCTTGGGATGGGCAGGGTGAATACCGCATCAAGCCGAAGCCACCGAAGCCTGATGTTGTTAGGTATGTTTGTGCCGCCACTGAAGGCATGGGGCCAGTCATTGAAAAAAAATGGTGGGCAGACAACCTCAAGCTCACTTTCGATGGCGACACAGGCAAACTCAAAGCAGCGGAGGTGCTTAAATGAGCGATATGACAGATTGGTTTCCGCCGCACATCAAGCCGGTGCGCGAAGGTGTGTACGAAGTTAAATTTACAAATAGACAAAAAAAGGATGCACCCATGTACGCTACATGGAATGGGCGATGGTCTTGTTGGTCACACTACAAAGACGATTTGTATCACACACGATTTCTTGAAGCAGTGCAAAACAAATGCTGGCGCGGGTTTACTAAGGAGCAAACATGACAGGCTACGAAAGCAAACGCGCTGCGGCGCAGGACAAGCTGGAGCCATGGGACAACGAAGCGTTTAGCAATTGGTGGGACGCTGACTACGACGACAGAACTAACCCCTACGAGAAAGACAGCTTTGCATATTGGGCTTGGGCAGGATGGCAAGCAGCCTTGGCACAGCCAGCGCAGAAATGCCCTAACATAAAAAACTGTGGTGGGGCGTGTTTCCAATGCGAGTATTTCAACGCAGAGAAAGGTGAAATGGAATACCCCGTAGTACAACCAGCGCAGGAGCCTGTGGCTACGCTGTTTGGCACCTTGCCTGTTTACGACAACACCCCAGCACTCCCGGCGCAAGAGCCTGTGGCGTGGCTATGTAGCCCAGACGAAAACGGCTTATTTGAGTTACCAACAACTCACAAGGCTTGCAAAGATTGTTTTCCTGTCTACACCACCTTACCGCAGCCAGCGCAAGAGCGTGAAGCATTGAAATTAGCGCTTGAAGTGTTGGAAAATTTGCCTGGATTTCGGGCAGATATTGACAATGCCATAACCGTTATCAAAGACGTTTTGGAGAAAACACATGAAAATTGAAGTAATAAAAGACTACGCCCTGCCTTGTATGCAAGCAGAAAAGTGTTTAAAAGACGCGCACCAGTTCATGCTTGCCAATCAGCCAATCAAAGCAATGGAGGCGGGAGTAATTGCGATTAACCACATCCACGATATGCTGGATGCCATAGAAGAATCACAAAAATGAGGGCAATGACAGAACGAATTAGGCCCATCCTTGTTCAGTATGAGGAAGGCTTAACCGCACGACACATAGCGGCATTGCTTGGCGTTCCTGCCGATGCGGTAAAACGATCTATAAGCACTATGGCAGACGTTTACATTGATAGATGGACATCACACACCGATGGCGGTATGTACGTCCCTGTTTACGTCAAAGTAGAAGTGCCCGAGGATTGCCCTAAACCATTATGAAAGGAACACGGCGCGTTCATCTTTGCGCCTGTTCTGCAATCCTTTCAATGGCTTACCGCCTGCCATGCAATACTTTAGTAGTTCATCCGCAGCGCCTTCAATATCGCCGCGAATAACTTTTTGCCTAAACGTGCTGCGCTGAAGTGTTCCCAGGCCAACATTAAAAGCAAAAGAAACGCAAGCATCGAATTGGTTTTGGGTAAGTTGGACAGGGATAAATTGCTCAACACCGCGCTCAAATCGGGCCAAATCAGATTTAAGTATTGCATTTACTTCCTCCATGCTGAATTGACGGTCATCCTCGGGCTTTAAAGGCACCAAATCGCGCTGATCTAATTTCATTGCACCCTGTGTAGGGTAAAGCACATGGCCTACGCCAATTGTCCATAGGCGGGCGGGGCAACGATACGCACGTTGGCGCACACCTTCATGGTGCTTAATCATTTCAATTGCTTTGTTTGAAACTTTCATTTGCGTCTCACGGTTTGAACACAACCAACTTTGTATCCCAGATCACGCCATTCTTGAGCCGCTTTCTGACAGGCGGCCTCATACTCAAAGTACCCCACCGTAGTGACGTACTGCATATTAATGCCTGATATGAGTACAAGAGTCCAAATCATTTGCCAAAGGCTCTGCCCCCGAAATGAAACGCGATTATTGATGCAAACAAAGCCTGGGTGTTAGCGTCCCACAATTTTTCAGCCAGCACAGGGAATTGAACGCCGTTGTTGTATCCGTAGACAAACAATCCTACATCCACAAACACCAACAAGAAAAAGAAACCAAGAGTAATGAACGAACGAACGCCAGCGCGTAGGTTTTTCATCCATTGACTTGTTCCTTCATTCAAAGATTCATCATGTTGATAAATGGCATTCATCTCGGCAACTTGGGCGCTAACTAGGTTTTCGTTTGTTTTAGCCGTAGTCTCCATCTCAAGTTGGGCGCTATGGATTTGCTCTACACGTTCTTGAGCCTCGAACCCTGCTTTACGAAGTTCTAGTTCCCTTTCAATTTGCATTGCAGCCAATGCTAGTTCATGCTTCTTGTCGTTCCTGTCTTGAAAGAAATCAAGCAATTTGGGCAAACCGCCCATTAGAAAAGAAATGAGTGTAGAAAGAATCGTAAGCATTAATGTTTCTCCAAAAGCATAGTAAGCCACCAAAAGACAAGGCCCAAAACCAAAATCAAAATTGCACCGCCAAGCAGCCAATTGATGAACTCGTCCATCTCTTTTTTCTTGGCAGCGGCGTGTTTTTCGTCCAAGATTTCTTGCGACTTGCGGGTTTGAATGATGTTATTACGTTCAATCATCAATTGCTGCCACAAATCAGCATTGCCACTCATCACCATGTAGTTGTTCAGTTCTCGCTCAGCGTCTGCTAGTTGTTTGGCCTGCATAACAATTTCAAATGCCGCAGCGGTATCTGATTTTCCAAACGCCGATTTTGGATTTGATGCTGCTTTCTGTACAACATCCTTTGCCTCAAAGAACTTCATCATGTCGCCGGTAATGGCGTGAATGTCTTTTCCTAAAGCAATGGCAGCCTTAACCCCCTTTACGGCGGCTTGCGCTGCTGCAAAGGCGGTTAGAGGATCAATCATTTCACATGACTTATAAAGGTAAAGATAACCCCTGCCATGCCAATCAGCATAGAACCAGCAGTATTCATTATGATTCGCTCCATGCGCTTGAGCCTGGCGTTGATCTGATCGTAACGCTCGGCACAAACGGCCTCATGCGAATTTAGGCGGGCTTCAGTTTCGGTCATGATTTTTGGATAAATGCAAGTGCGTAATAAGTTGGCAAGTTAGTACCAACGCTGCTTGTCACCGATGACGTAAAGCCACCCGTATTTCCGACTGCGTAGGTGTTACCCGCGCCTACAACAAACGAATCCTTCAGATTGGGAGTTCCATTAGACCCATCGCAAAGATAGTAACCAGACGGAATTGAACCAATCGTTCCCGACCACATGATGATGCCGCCAGCCGGTACTGCGCTAACCGCCGATGTTGTACCGATGATTCCATACAGGTTGTCGTATGTCTGAATGACGTTAAACGCCGAATCAGTCAACGTAAATTTATAGTTGGAGCCAGCGGTTAACCATATCTCTTGCGGTGGCCTTCCGTCCGTGCCTAACTGGATTGGATTGGTGTTGGCAATCGTGCCCGCAGACGATGTGTAAGTCGCCGCAGGGGTTGTGGTGCCTGCCAAATAAGTGTAAATATATCCCCCGTTTAAGGGGATTCCTGTGGTGGTAAAGAACTGGAATCCGTTACCGATGGGAGAAAGATTGACTGCCATTTTTAATCCTCAATTACACCGCTATATTTTGCGGCGGCGTTTTTACCAAATTGCTCTTTTTGCTTGTTTGCAAACCATCCTTTGCCCAATTGGACAATAGGAATTGACATACCGCCTGTTCCTTTTGCTGCCAATGCTTCTAAGCCGGTTGCGCCTGCTTGTTTTGCCATTTCTGCCATTTGGCTTGAAAACGTGTTTGAATAATTAAACACCTTGGTTTTTGGCTGTGCAATTTTGTTTGTCAAAAAATTAATTTCATTAAGATTTTTTGCGCCTTCTGCGCCATGCAAATCTATTAATTTTTCTTTTTGATTGTATAAATAGTCGTGCAAGCCTTTGGGTGTTAAGTTAAGAATGTCACCAGACACGCCGCTTGCTTTTTTCAATGCCTCAATCTCGCCAGCCTTCATTGCTTGATGCGCTTCTGAGTCTTGCCCCAATTCACGAATCATGCGTTGTATATCTGCGCGGGAACCTTTAGTTACATACTTGCTGTGGAACGTATCAGCGCCAGCGCTACCAATTTCTTCTAAGGCATCTTTTGCGCTAACCGCCTCTTTAACCGCTTGTTTGTAGCCAGGAACGTCCCTAATGGTATCAAAACGCTCTTTTGCCAATCCAATGGCTTTGTCTGCAAGTGGTTTAAGTTGTGCTGCTTCTTCAACCAAAGGTATTTTTTGCAATTCTTGACGAATGACAAATGCCGCTGCTCTTTCGCTGCCTTTGCCTTCTTTCATGTACTGACCAAGACGTTGATTCAACTTTAAGAATTTGTCAAACGTCATTTGCCCGTTTGCTTCCTCTATTTGAGTCAATGTTTTTTGCAAAGATTCGGGAACATCGTTAGACAACAATTCTTCAGAAAGTTTATTTTTTGCATTTTTAATGAACTGCAAACCATCAACAGGGAATTGATCTGTTGCAGCCAAACCTTTTTGTTGACGCAATTCACTGTACTTGTCTTTCAAATCGCCTTATGCTTTGCTAATTTTTTCTTGCCGAACAGCATCATTTTTAAGAAATCCATTGATTTCAAACTGCCCAATGTCATTAGGGCCATAACCTCGAATATCAGGCGCAAGATCGTCGCGCACTTTTTCCAACGCAGTTTTTACTTGTGTTGGTTGATTTTCAAACAATGGGCCAATGGTTTCTGGATGCGCTCCGCGATTGTTCCATTCATCTGCATAGCCTTGACCTGTGCGCTGTCCTCTTGAAAGTCCGATCCCGTGTTTATCTTCCAACAATGCGGTTTGACCAGCCTCTAAATTAACTTTGCTTGGATTAGACTTTTTAAGCATTTGCGCGAATTCGGGAGAGGCTTCTGCTGCTAATGCGCTTACGGCGGTTGGCCTGTCTACGGCAGCGGCTCCAGCGGACAAATTTGCCGCCGTTGGCACTGCTGCGGCTGGCGCTGCGGTTGGCATTGGTGCGGAAGCCAATCCTGCCTTTTTAGCCTCAAACGCTGCCTGCACATCAGCAATCTGTTGAGGAGTCATATTTGCGGGTTTACGCATGACTGCGGGTACTTCTGACGCAGTACGGAGCCCTGGCGTAACAAAACTTTGCGTTCCTAACGGCGCTTGGCCTTTACGCAAGCCCAATAAACCAGGCGCTGTTTCAATTACACCTTTGGTAATTGCACCCGCCGCAGGGTAACCTTGCTCTGCCAATGCGCCGCCAGCCGCTTCCGCAATAGGGTTAACAATATATTCTTGGGGCAATCCCAATGCCGTAATAATTGCTTTTGTTGTTGGAGATGTTGGCTCATACGATAAGGCTTGTTGAACCTTATTGACAAATTCCGCTCCTTGACCCTCGGGGCCAGGCAACATTGTGCCTGCAAGACCAGCCAAACCAGCAATAGATGTAGCGCCTAAATTTTGTGCAATCGTTCTAGGAACTTCAGTAATAAATTGATTTTGCGTTAATTGAGATTCTGGAGTTGTTGGAATTGATTGTTTTGATTGCTTTAGGCTTTCAAAGGCGTTTTGAAATGCTTGAGCAACTGCGCTTTTTGGTGCTTGGTCAAATTGCGGTTGTGCGCCTTGGCGTTGCAAACGTGCTTGCGCTTGAGCGTTTACATTTATGTTTGACGGTGTGTAAGGTGCTTCTTCACCAGAAATCAATGCGCGTAATGGGTCAGCGGGTTTGGCTGGCGCACTAACTTGCATTGGCGCAGAAGGTAAATTTGCTTGCTGCAACGCTTTTTGCGCTTCAGCAATGTCTGCCATATTTCTTTGATATGTAGGCGTTCCAGGTTTAAGGTCGTTTGTAACTTCTTGAAATTGCCTCAATCTTTCCGCAAGGTCGTTGTAACCAAGCATTGCCTCTTTGGTTAACTGACCACCTTTTTTTGCAGGCGTTTTTTGAGCAGGCGCAGGCTGCTCATCACCAGCAATAAGAGAGCGCAACGCATCAGCAGCCATTAATCCAAACTCCCTTTGGTTATGAGTTTCTGAATGTTATCGTACTTTTCAGCAAACAACTTACGGGCTTTCGGGTCTTTACCAAGCAAATTATTGATTTGCGTTTTTTGTTCTTGCGGGTCTGTCACATTGTTAAAAATGTTGATTGCTTGAAACACTTTGGAATCTGCGTTTTTAGACCATTCTTGTTGAAACTTTGCAGCGTTGTTGTCGCCGTATTTTTGAGCAAACAAATTTAAAGCAGGCGCTTTTAATTGCAATTCAGTTTTGGTTGCGTCAATGCGTTGCATGATGTTAAGCAAAACGTCAGGGTTGTAAGTTTCCGTGCCGGTTGCTTTTGCTTGCAATCCTTGGCCTGCAACTGTATCCAATGAACCGCCGCTTGCTTGCAATTGAGCAATTTGAAGGTTTGCCAAATCTTTAGAAAGTTGTTGGTAATCGGAACTTCCAGCAATACTTTTTAAATTTCTTACGGCAGTACCAATTGCGCCGCTTGTATACCAAGAACCAGGATCAAGTTTTGTAATTGCAGAAAACGATTCTTGAACATTTCTGTTCATGTCTGCAACATTGTTTAATCCATTGGTTAAATTTGTTCTTAACTTAACGCCATTGGCTTGCGCTTCTGCCTCGCCTGGCAATGGAATGTATTGTTGCGTTGTGCGCTTGGGAAACGTAAGAGCAACAGGGGCGCTCAATCCAAATGCGCCGCCCATGTCTAACGGTTGTACTCCCACTTGCGGTGCTGGTGCAGCAGATGGGGCTGGCGCACCTTCTTGCATACCACCAGCCGTGCCAACAGTAACAGTCGGCGCTTGATATGGCAAACGACCAGGAACTTGCGTAACTGTTCTACCTTCCGGTGTGACCGAAACAGTAGGCTGAACGGCATTGCGTTTTTCCAATGCGGTTTGCGTTTGCCCTGCGGTGTTTGCCAAATAATCGGCAAATTGTTGAGGCTTGCCCAATGCAGTAAGCAGACCTGGCGCAGTCAATGCGTCTGCCGTTCTTTCGGGAATGCCAGCAGTTCGTGCAGAAACTTTGATTTCGTGCATGATGTCTGAGGCATCACTAGACGATACATTTTTTGGGTCTTTTAAACGTGGGTCAGTACGGAATCCATCAAGAATTTTTGCAAACGATTCGTGCATTCCAGAATCGTATTTAAACCGAGAATCTAGTGCGTCTACTTCTGCTTTTTGCGCTTGCGAACTAGCCGCGCTGATTCGGGGTTGTGCAGTACCCGCTGCAACATTTGCCTCTGTTCGTGAACGCTCCGATTCAGCCTGTGCTTTAGCAACGTCAGGATTAAACATTGCTTGCGCTTTTTGCAATTCCAATTGACGTTGTTGTAACGCCAAAGGATTCATCTGTTGCGCTTGTTGGTATTGCTGCACACCCGATGCCATGTTCATCATGTCCGCAAGTGACGTTTGCGGCATGGCAAGATTGGTGTAGCCTGTGAAAGAGTCTGCCATATCTAATCCTTAAGTTACTTTAGGTGGCGCAAGCAATGACGCAAGGAATGTGGAGTTTGCAAGGCCGCTTGTGCCCCCCGCAAGCGCTTGGGCTTTACCAACTGCTGCCGCTGCTTGTGCGTTAGCCAATGCGGTTTGCAGATCAGTTGTGCCTTTGCCGTAAGACGTTCCAGCAGCCTGTGCGCCAGTGTTTGCAGTTTGTCCCATTCCCGCCAATCCTGACAAATTTTGGTAAATGTTTTGACGTTGATCTTGGTAATTTTTAAACGCATTTTGATATGCAGTTCCCGCATAGTCTTGCGTGTACTTATTCAAGCCTTGCAACGTATTGCCCGACAACGCACCACCGCCAACGTTTGCAGCGCGTTGGTTTGCCATCTGCCCTTGCTGGAGCATAAAGTCATAGTTAGGTGCTAACCCTTTGGCTAAGTCTGAAGCATCAAATTGGTGCTGCAAATAGCCTGATCCTGTGCCCGTAGTTGTAGGCAAACCAGTTACAGGGTCATAAATTTGGTATGTTCCGCTGCCAAGTTTTCCAAGTTCAGTTAGTGCCGTTGTTCCGGTTAACTGATAAGGCTTTTGAAACCCTAATTGTTGGTTGTAAATGTCTTTCAGTACGCCTTGCGAGGCTGTATTTGCTGCGGTTGTAGCGTCCAATCCAGTGTTGATTGCGCTGGTTAGGTTTGCAGCATTGCCTGCACCAGTAAGTCCAGTTAAAAATGTTGCAAGTTGCGTTCCTGTTAGGCCAGTCAACTGTGATAGTTGTTGCAAAAGGCTTGTGTTCGCAGTCGTAAGAGCATTAATGCCACTTGTGCTTAAAGAACTAATGCCACTTGTGCTTAAAGCACCAATGTTAGATGTGCTTAAAGCGCCAATGTTAGATGTGCTTAAAGCATTGATAAAAGATGTGTTTAACGATTTAAGATATTCTGTGCTTAGTGCAGAAATATTAGATGAACTAAGAGAACTAATAACAGACGTTGGAAGCACTTTAAGTGCATCTGAAACGCCACCTGAGCCTACAACAGATTTTCCTGTAAGGTTAAGAATATCATTTGCGGTAACAAGACTGTCGCCTATTCTTAACGATGCGCCAGGGCCGCCACCAGTGGTTAATAAATCACCAGGGTCTAACGATGTGTTTGCAATTGCTTTAAGACCTGTAAGACCACCTACTGTTAATTCAGCACCAGGCAAAGGAGAAGGATTTACTAAAGGCTTTAACCCTTGAGTTGCACCGCCTGTGGTTAGCCCTGCACCTCCAGCCGCTGCCGCAGTTCGTAACGCATCCATGCCACCAGCAACTGAAGAAGCCAAGTTAGAAGCAGCAGTTCCAGATAAACCAGCAATATCAGCACCGCCCATTGCGGCAATGTCTGCTGCGCTTAATACATCTCCAACATTACTTACAACGTTACCAGCACCACTTAGCACATCACCAGCGCCTGCGCCAAACTCAGCACCGCCGCCACCGCCAAACAACTCACTAGCAGCAGGGCCAAACAAATCATTGAGGGCTGGGCCAAGAAAGTTAGCACCAATCATTGACAAAGCAATTGGGGCTACTGTTTTAATAAATTCCCCAAAGTTGCCACGGTTTACCAAGTCTGTCGGCTTCCCAGACAAATCAAGATATTGATATTGGCTTTTGCCGTTGTCGTAACGGTAACCAATAGGCGCTTTAGTTGTGTCAGGCTCTTGATTGCCGCCGTGAACGGTACGCATTGGGTAAACCGGCTCTACGTCCGTCCCAATAGTTTGACGAGCGTTTTTTACCCAAGACGGCTCTGTAAAGTCTGCCGCGCTTATGGTTTTTGGTGTTGCTGCTGGCGCAATAATCGGCGCTACAAAATCTGAACCTCTAGGCATTTTTTTGTCCTTACACGTTGTAGTACGGGATTTTATAAGCGTTGCCGTTAACGGTCACGTTTATAAAGCCGACTGGATTGGCGGGCAAGGTTGCTGAACCTGCGGTTGCCGTGGTTGCGCTTGAAAAATTAAGCAAATTAAGAAAAAACTGCTGCCACGCCCGAGTTGGGCGTTTTGTGTTTGCGTCCAAAAACTCCGCTTGAGGATACGGATTAATTTGCTGCGTATTGGAAAGCGCCATTAGTTTTCCCCACTTGATGATTTAAGGTTTGCCGACACAATGACAGCGTTCACAGGGTCAGAAATAGACACCTCAAACACTCGATCACGGGCCATGCCCAAACGCCGCCAAATAGCACGATTTTTAAACCGGCCCAATTGTCCGATGCTGACCCAATACTCTTTTGACCAAGTAGAGCCACCATCGTTAGACCAGCGCAACATGGCTTTAGGGTTAGTCGTTGTAACCGTGGAATCAAATGGGATTGAATCGCCAATAATGTCTTGTTGGTCAAACGGAATTGTCAAAATTGCCGTACTTGTAATTGTGTAAGGCGTTTGCAACAAAATTGTGCGCGAATAAGAAATTTGCGGGATAAACAAACCAGTTGTGCCAACGCCTGGTTGAAACTGAATTTGCAGTTCATCAAAATATTGGCGCTGAAAGTCGGTCACCAAATGAGGTGCACGGCGCAGTCTGCGAACGTTTGTGTTGTTGTCGGTGTAATTCAGTTTGTCCAAAGAATAGATTTTGCCGTTGGAGTAATCGCCAACTAAAACCTTTCCTTGGAACGATGCAGAGCAATTGCTCCAATGCCGCATATAAGTGCCATCAGAGGCCATGCCGAGCCATTTGTGCCACATCGTTGTGGTTGCGTCATAAGCCCATGTCAGATTCAATGTGGGAAACGTAACAACATAAACTTCGTGACCTTCCAGTTGGTAGGTGTACGAAATAGCATCATCTATGTATTGATTTGTTAAGGTATTCTCTACCGCATGGGTTGAAATCCTTTGTGGGATATACCCTTGCATTTGCATGATCTGCGCTTGTCCACGATTGTTGCGGGAAACGTAAGCAAATGAATTGCCAAGGCGGGCGACAGAGAATTGGGCAGCAATACCGTGCTGAGTGGACGTTCCAGGAATACGTTGGAAAGGAAAGGGAACCGCGCCCACATCCGTCCAAACCTCAGAGGATGCTTCACCCATCAAATAAACTTCTCGATGGTCAACAATTAGGGCAACCAACTTATCGGGAGCGCCATCCTTGAATGCGTAGGATGTGGATGTTGAGATCGTGCTCAACAGGTCAGACGATCCCCATTGCTGTGTGCCTGGATTGTTGTAGACGAAATAATTGTCCACAATGTCCACCGATGTGCCGCCACTAAACGCACCATCAGAACTTGGCAAAACGCTGAAATTCAGCGCATACATGGTTATGCCGGTCGCAATGGTGTGCGCCGTGCTGATCGTATAAGTGCCAGTTCCACCCGAGCCAGTACCCAGCGCGGTGATGATTGTTCCCGCCGTAATGCCTGCGCCTTGTAAGGTTTGACCAAGGTAGATTGTGCCGCTTGCTATTGCGGACACGGTAAGAGTCGTGCCTGCAATGGTCGCAGTGAATCGAGCGCCAACCGCAGCAGAAGTCATTGTTTCTGCCGCTACGGTTTGGGATAAATTAATTGTGTAAGTGCCTGTTCCACCTGTACCCGTGCCCAAGGCGGTAATCACAGTCTCTGCCGTGATGCCGATGCCGGTCAAAGATTGATGAGCCGTAATTGTTCCACTACTTACTTGGGTAACCGTTAGGGTTGTTCCGCTGATAGAACCCGTAAAAACGGCGTTGGCGGGGCTGGAAATGCGCCATGTGTACCGATAGGCTCCATCCACAATATAAGCGTTTATTCCGTTGTCAGAGATGCCAACACGACCCGAGGACGAATTAAGAATGCCGACCACGGTTGCGGACAGGTTTGACGTAAAGACGTAAACGTAAGAACCGCAGACCGCAATCATTTGAGTGCCGCCCGACAAAGTACGCAAGCCGCGCACTTCAGCATTGTTTAGCACCGCCTCTAGGGTTAACCCTGGAGTCGGGTAAAGCGCAACAACGCCCCGAACGCCGCCTTCTTTTAGCGGGTCAATTTCGGGGAAAAAGTTAATGCACTCCTGCGATTCTTGATAAATCGATGGAGATTCGTAACTTGGTCCCACAAATCCGAATTCAGGCATTTTCGGTGTCCTTGTAAGAATCGCCTCTAATCAAGGTTTTCATGCTTGGCAAACTGATGCCAAAACGCCGAGCCAATTCCCTTGTGGGAATTCCCTCTTTGCGTAATTTTCTGGCTTCTCTTGCTTGTTGCATGGTTAATTTACACCTTGGGCCTGTGTCAGCAGGAAATTTGTTTTGCCGATTTTTTGCAACTTTATCTGCCATGTTTTCAGCATGAGTGCCAACCCATAAATGCTTTGGATTGCAGCATGATGGATTGTCGCAAGTGTGTAGCAAAAAGCCTGTTTCGTCATAAGATTTTGGCGCGTTTAATTCAATAATTCCAGGGTTTACAAGATTAAAAATGACTCGATGAGCAAAGTAAGCCCATTCTTTTATTTGCACTCTGCCATAACCATCTTCGTTTTTGTATCCCATCCAGTTCCAACATTCATCTTCGCCGCGTTTATCAACTTTGCTCCAAAGAACGTCAGGAGTGTTGGCAGGCTTGCCAGGAGGCCGTGGGCCTTCTCCATTCCTTTTTCGTTCTTGATATGCGCGTTGATATTCACGTTGTTTTGCTTTTTTTTCTGCCAGTTTGTCCATGATGATCTCCAAGTTAAGGGAGTTCCATCATATACATTTCTGAGTAATCCGTCAAGTTTATATATCACCGCAAGAAACCTCCGGTCAAAATCCAGCCGGCATCTTTAGAGCGTCCGGTAAGCAGTGCATCCTGATAGCGCGAAACCATTTGCGGGCGCATATTGGTGCGTTTGATGGTCGCCTTAGCCTCGCCTGCAAACTTGGAAATCATGCCAATTTGCACGGGGCTGGCTTTGCCGTACATGGGCATTAGACGTTCTGCAAGACACCAGCGCAGCGCGTTAACGTAACCTTGCGGGATTCGCATAATGTCGTACATCGTGGTAAATCGGGCAAAAATTGTGTCCGTAAAGATGTGCATTTCACCTTGGGACGGATTAGGCCACACGCTCAGATTTCCCAATGTGTCGCCAGGGTTGTAGTACAAAGCCTTGGGCCAAGGGCCGTTAAGGGTTTTGAGGCCGATCAATGAGTAATCGTCAAGGGTCAACACCGCCACGGGGTAATCTAGGCCACCGCCAAGGATGGGCTGTCCGTTGGACGTTGTGTTAATCCGCACAAAAGCAGAGTTGACGCGCAATGGCTTTTGGTAAAAACCCGAGATTGTGGTGCTTGCCACGTTCTGAGAAATGTTTACTTGGTACGTTCCCGCTTCCAAAATATCGCCACCAGCACCACCGATAAACGAAACAATGGTCGTTCCAGGCGTAATGCCTGTGCCGGTCAGGGTTTGGTTTAACGTAACAGCGCCAGATGCAATAGCGGTCACCGTTAGGATGTTGCCAGAGATTGAGCCGGTGAAACTTGAGCCTATTGTCCCGCCTGGGCCGATGGTGTATTGGATTTGTCCACTTGTCACGGGAAAAATTATTTCCGTGAAGTTATAGACCATCATGTCCTCGTTAGACCATTGATCTAACATATCGTTGAGCATATCGAACGCATCTTGCGCCGCATCAGGCGTAGGCGTTTCCCCAGCCTCCAAGGCTCCAATGTCTTTTAATGCTCTTGATACTATGTCTATTGGCTGTGCCATTGTTGCTCCAAGGTAAACACAGGCGGTTTCCACGGAGGCACAACAGATTTCGACTTACTTAGAAGCGCCAATTGTTCCTCTAGCCGTGATTCTATTACATTTTGCCCGTATTGAGTAGCACCTTCTTTGATCCAAGAAATCACCTGTGCCTCGGTAACTTCAGCGTAAGGGGTGGTCGGATTGAACTTGTCAAACTCCCAAATCCCCTCAGTTTCCACTTCATTTGTCTCATCTGTAGCCAAAACGTGATACTTGGCGCGGGTAATTACTTTTCCCTCAACCGATATATCTAGGATTTTCCAACTGGTAATCACAATGTGATAGACCCTGATGATGTAAATTGATAAACAATTAATGAACCAACTGTAGTGACTGTTGGGCTTCCTGTGGTTGCAGAAGCAGCCTTATTTGTCCTAATAATAACAACCCCTTGTTTACCGTCTTTACCAGTAATTCCAACAGTATCCGCTTGAGCACCGCCGCCATAACCAAGGACACCAAGGCCATCAGCGCCAAAACTAACTGTCCCGCTTCCACCGCCAGCGCCAGAATAATAAACCGCAGTTCCTGTGATTCCATACGGTAGGCCATTGCCACCAGCCCCGCCTACGCCGTAAACGCTAGATGTTGCGCCTGCCGATCCTGCGCCGCCTCCACCGCCTGCGCTTGTGTTGGTTCCGTCAAAGTTTCCACCGCCGCCCGCATTGCCTGTTCCGTTTCCTGCGCCGCCATTTGAGGGAGTCGCAAACGATCCCCAAGAGCCTGCACCACCAGAACCATTTGATGCGTTACCAGCCAATCCATTTCCGCTACCAGTATATCCACCGCCGCCACCACCGCCTGCGGTCAATGAAAAAGCAGAGGATGAACTACCGCTAGTAGGAGTGCCGACCCCCGAACCGCCACCTCCAACGGTAATTGTGTACGTTCCTGATGATGGGGCCAAAGAATCAGAATAAATAATGCCACCGGCTCCACCTGGCGCAGAACCAGTTGCGCTTAAACGTGAACTTCCACCTCCACCGCCAACAATTAAAACGGAAAAGTTAGGGCCGGTTGTAAACCCATAACTATGTGGGCTTAAAAGACCAGTTGCGGCAAGGAGTGGCATGATTATGCAAACCTTGTGATTGATTCCAAAACCGTATAAGTCGCCGATGCAGTCTTAATAATTGCAACGCTATACACATCAAGGCCGCTTGCATTTCCATTAACAGGCGCACTTCCATTTTGCCATTTAGGTGTAATGGTTGTTCCGTCAATCTTGAACACGTTTTGATAGTAGGCGGTTGCTCCTTGCGTAGCAATAAACACGATGGTCAAAGCCTGTCCAACAGACATTAGGCTATTCAATGATGTAGAACTGTTCCCGCGAACGTTAAGCGTCCAGTTTCCCGAGGCGTTTGTTGTGTAATACAAAACCGACTGTGTGGTAACGTCAAAGTTAATTGTTCCAGTTGCTGCGGTGGCCGAAACTGTGGCAGTTTCTGCGGCATTAACAAGAGTAGCCGCAAGGTTTACCGTTGTTCCAACAAAGGATTGCGTTCCCGTCCAAGTGTTTTGATTTTGGATATATGCGCCAGGATTGGTAAAACTCAGCGTTCCGCTTCCATTGGTGATAAGTGTTTGACCTGTTGTTCCATCAGCATTTGGCAGCGTAAAGTTTACGGTTGACGAAATGTTTGGGCCAAGAAGGTTGACTGCGCCACCCGAGGCGGCTTGAAAGGTTAAAGTGCTCATAGTGCTACCCAAGAAGTTGTGGCCTCATCCCAAGTATAGCGAGTCCCGTCATCAGGATAAGGTATTGGAGAATTCCAAAGGCAAGTGTTTTCGTCCAAAGTCCAAGACGCAAACGGTTGTGGAGGGATAAACGCATCCCTGGTTATGTCATAAGTAAACCCAATTCCAGCGTAATTTTTTCGCAATGGACGACCCTCTGGATGTTGACCGCCGTAAGTGTTGTAAGACGTTTGCACCCATCCATCGCCAAACGCACCGGAATTTATTACATCTTGTTCGGCTACGATTACTTGCGTAACAATGCCGTTTTCAACTTTTGCAAAATGACTCATTGTTTACCTCAGAATGTGATTGAACCGGAAGAAGTCCATTTGTATATACGATAACCGCCTGTGACTGTAATTGTTGGGGAGCCCGTAGTTGATGCAGCAGCAATGTAAGTATCGGGATAACGAATAATCACAATTCCCGAACCGCCCGCACCACTTGTAACCGTTCCTGTCCTCCATCCAGCGCCACCGCCACCGCCGCCAGTATTTACTGTTGCATCCGTTGCTGCTACATAAGAAGGATAACCAGACCCACCTGCGCCGCCACCACCTGCACCACCAGCAGCGCCTAAAGCAGCGCCAGGAGTATTGTCTGCACCGCCACCGCCACCACCAGCATAAGTTGTGGTTGAGCCAGAAATAGATGATGCTGTTCCTGCTCCACCAACACCGCAAGCAGATGCACTTCCATTACCTCCAACCGCGCTTGCGCCACCGCCGCCAGCACCTCCATAAGTTGGAGAACTACCAGTTCCATTGCCGCCAGCATTTCCTTGACCAGAAGTACCAGAGCCACCTGATGCGCTAGGTGATGCGCCACCACCGCCAGAACCACCAGTGCGGCCTGCGCCACCAGAATATGCGCCGCCACCACCACCACCCGTAGATGTAATTGTTCCAAATACTGAATTAGAACCATCATTTCCAAAATTAGGCGTATTGTTTGGAGTTACAGAAAGAGCAGCGCCACCAGCGCCAACAGTAACCGTAATAGCAGAACCAACAGAAACAGAATATCCAGTTGCAGTTCTATATCCACCAGCACCGCCGCCACCGCCATCGCCTGCGCCGCCCGAACCACCGCCAGCAACAACAAGATATTCAACCGTTGTTGGTGAAGAAGGAACCAAAGGCCAAGCAGTTGCCTGCAATCCTTGCGTTACCTCATTTAAGCGCCAAATTCCAATCGCAGCGGACGTTGTATTTGTCGCCGCCGTTGACGAAAGAATTGACCCTTTATAGCGGGTAGACATTAGGTAATTGCCTCATACGATCCAGTTAATTCAATGGCGTTTGCCGTTCCAACGGTCACCACAATGGATTGCGCCTCGCCCAAGTAAAACGCCGTGCTTTTGTCAACAACAACGATTGAGGCGTTAACAGGCACTGGAATTTGGTACACGATGCGATAGTTTGTGCCAGCACCAGCCGCTGCGCTATTGATTGCGACAGTAACGTTTGCAACAGAGCCCGTCACGTTAGCCGCCACAATGTTGTCAATTTTGTTGACCGTGTTAGATGCAGGCGTTAGCGCAGTCCAAGTGGTTGCCCCTGTGGTGCTAGGAATAAGGTAAGACGTATTTCCATAAATGGAAGTGACGTTGACGATATTAGGATTTGCCATTTTTATTCCTCAATAACCAAAGATTAGGCTCATTGCTATGGCTTTACCCGTTGTAATGCCTGTCGATGCAACCGTGATTGAACCTGATCCGTTTGTAACTGTTATGCCCGATCCTGCGGTTAAGGTTGTGCGGGTAAAACCTGTGCCGTTTCCAATGTCCAACGCTCCATTTGCGGGAGTGGATGAAAGGCCAGTTCCACCATTTGCCACGGTTAACGCATTGGTCAAGGTTAAGGATGTAACCTCCAAAGTGCCGGTAGAAGGCGTATATTTGTACTTTGTGGAACTGGTGTATTCCGTTGTAACAACGCCGCTTGTCGCCGTAGAAAACAGCGGATAAAGCGCAGTTGCGGTAGTTGTATCATCAGCAATCGTAATGCCTGACGTTGGGCTTGACCAAGTGGGAGTGCCCGAGCCGCTAGACGTTAAGACCTGGCCAGAAGTACCCGCCGCAGTAAACGCATAAGCCGTACCTGTGCCATACGCCACCGCGCCCGCAGTTGGAGTTGCTGTCGCATTTGTGCCCCCATTCGCAATTGGCAGCGTTCCGGTCACGCCTGTGGTTAAGGGTAAACCCGTCCCAAAGGTTAGGGTTACAGATGATGGAGTGCCCAAAATAGGCGTTACAAATGTGGGGCTGGTGGACAATACGACATTGCCCGTTCCGGTGCTTGACGTTACCCCTGTTCCACCCGATGCGACCGGCAAAGTGCCTGTGGTCAACGCTGAAGTTGACGTAGCGTAAACCGCGCCGCCCGATGTAAATGTGGTCAGGCCGGTGCCGCCGTTGGTTGTGTTTAATGTGCCAGCAAGTGTCACTACGCCATTTGTCGCCGAGGATGGGGTAAACCCTGTCGTTCCTGCGCTAAATGACGTTACCGC